CCCCAGGTCGGCGTACCAGCGGGATCGTCTGTCGTGGTACGCACGTACAGGCGTGCATCGACTTTATCAAGGTTGTTTTCGTCAATAAGGGGCCAGGAATCGATGAGGTCGAGTTTGTCGTCCCACAGTGCGGCGGGGAGGTAAGGGCGAGTGATGAAGCGCCTAAGCAGGTTTACGTCAAAGATTCCTCCCATGTCCCACGTACTGCCGAACTCGTATTCACCTGTGCCGATAACACCACCAATGCTGTCTACAGAGGCCAGGCCGTCCCAGTTGTTGTCCGTGGCCATGGCGTCCACTAGGAGGCCAGTGACAATAACTAAGCCGTCGTATTCGGCTATGTAGGCCATGTCTGTGACGTTGCCACTGAATGGCGGGGATTCTTGGTCTTCCGCGTATGTTTTTACTAGGTAGCGGGGTTGTGGGCTGGGGAAGTCAACGACTATGGCTGTGGCGTCTACCGATCTGTTGCCGGTGTCGTCTTCAAACTTGAGTAAGTAGGTGCCTTCTAGGAGAGGGACAAGTTTTTGTGTTTGATTACCGGAGGCAGCTGTAACGATGGTCTGAGCACTCTCCCATACGGCTCCGGTAAGCGCGGCGTAGTGGCGTATAAGCACTTTGCCGCCTAGAAGTACGTCTAGTTCGGTCGATCTATCCCAGCTTATGATGGCGCTTGCGGAGTCTACGGGAATGATCGAGGTGCCTGTTACGTTTGTAGGCGGCGCGGTCTTGCCAAACGCTTGGATTGTCGTGGTGGCAGGCGATGCGGACGTACGCAGTGACGCGCTAATGCTCCATACACGGATTTCGTAGAAGCCGGGTTCTGAATCCAGAATCTCGTAGCCTAGGCTTGTTTGCGTAGTTGTGCTCCAGTTGCCGCTTGGCCGTCTCCAGCTAATTTTGTAGCTATTTACACCTGGAACTACTGCCCAACTTATGACGATTTTGGCTTTGGCTACGCCAAAAGATTCGTAGATGAGTTCTGAGGCTGTGATGTTGGCGGGGGGAGGTGGAAGGAGGTTGAGGTCGGTTACGTCTCGGAGCTGTAGAGCTACATCGCGGTCGATGTAATCGTGTTTGCCTGGTGCGTAGGCAACGGCAGTTACGGTGTAAGCGAAGGCGTCTTGTTCGGTTACGGTGAGGACGCGCCAGGTTGAGGTTTGGATGTTTGGGGTCTGGTAGATCCACACACTGTTGGTATTGGGGGTAGTGCTAAAGGGCGCAGTAAGCGTGACAGTAGACCCTGCGACACTCAGTACAGAGCGAGTCTCAACTAAGCCTGTGGGCAAAATTACAGAGAGCGTGCCACCGCTTACGGCAGTGACATCTGAAATGTCATCCAGCGTGACGGAGCTTAGGGTGGCGGATGTGATGCGACCACCTCTGCGCTGGCCTGTGCGCACGGGATCGCTAATTTCGATGACTTGTCCGGGACGTACCAGCACGCCCGCATCCATACCAGCGGTAAACGTGACGACTTCGCCCTCGTACCACTCGGAGTAGAGGAGCCATTCCCCGATCCGGCGGGCTTGACCGCGAGACGTACACGCAAACGCAGATACGTCGGCCTTGACAACGCCGTATTTAGCGATAGCGCCCGCATCTTCAACGACTTCGTAAGCAATATCGCGTGTGTTTAAGTCGAGGTAGCTTACGACGGCGACAGTGGGGCGGGACTTTCTGCTAGTGCCCTCGTAGGTGAAGCCAGTTTCGCTGACGTTAGCCAGGGTGAATAGGTAGGCCGAATCTTGGGGTCTGTCCTGGCTTACGGTGAGGCTGCCCGTGCTCCAGAACGGCATTGCTCTGAATACAGAGCACATATCGTTGACAAGTTTGTACGCTTCCTCGGATGTTTGTATATTTACGTTGCAAGAAAAGCGGGGTTCGTAGGTGCCAAAGCCATCTGGAATAAGTTCCGAGCAATACGCGGATGCTGCGTAGAATGACCACTTGTCGAGGCGACTGGCAGTTCCGGTAAATGCTGCTTTTTCTGCGTTGGTAAGGATGTGGTCGCCAAACCCGTAGCGGCATGAAGTCAGCAGATCCCAGAGAATCCATGCAGGGTCAGAGCACCATTGCTGCGCACCAAAACTGCCGTTCCAGGCGCCAGAATAGATAAGCCTGCCGTTGTTTTGATCTACGGTTGCGTTGGATGGTATGCGTACTTTTATGCCACGTATGCGGTAGCTGCGTGTTGGTATGTTTGAGAACTGTTCTGCGTCGAAGCGCAGACTGGCAATCGCGGTATTGGGGTAGCGCAGTTTGGCGTAGGTTATTTCTGTATAGGACGACCAAGTAAACAGGTTAGTTAGCTTAGGGCTTGTGCTGTCGGGGGTGGTGCGTACTACTCGGATGTCTACTGGCAGGGGGCCGGTGAAGTTTACGATGTAGTCGCGTTGGTAGAGGTCGGCGGTACGGCCTGCGATTGTGTCGGTTAATGCAGTGCTGTAGCCCCCACCGTTGTATTGTACGTCGATACGCAGACTTACACTTGTTCCGTTGATGTTGCCCTTGTCGTCGATGGACTGGAGTGCCGGAACTGAGACGCTTATACGGACAGCATCTACGGCGGATGAAGTAACGCTGCGTGTTACTGGAGTAGAGGCTGTGACGACAACGGCTACGGACTTTTCGCTTTCGACGCCAGCGGGGCCAGGTAGGTAGGGCTGACTCTGTGTGCCGTACTGCGTGCTTACGCTGAATTGGGCGAAGTTGTACGAACCATCAGGGTTCTGTACGGCTGTATCGTCTAAGTAGATGGATTGGTAGCCATTGCGGAGTCCGCCGATTTCTCCCTCGCTTAGTACATCTACGATCGTGGCGTACTGCGTACTACTTAGGTTGTCGGCAGCTTCTGTTGGCGGGTCTTCCCTAGGGCGCCCGCTCTTGCCGCCACCACCGCCACCAGCTCCAGCAATCAGGTCCATGAGCTACCCCTAGGCGTACAGCATACTGGAAATACGGCGATCAGCCTTTGCCCATTCCGCTAGGGTCTGTGTCTACAACAGTTTGAACTGTGTCGATGCCGACCGAAATTACTACAGATCCGACAACAGTTTCGCCATAGACTACGGGTACGGGTGTACCTTGTCTGGCTGTGTTTTGGATACCAGAAAAGCTGAAAGACTTGCGGGGATCTTGTGTTTCTCGCTGCCCCAGCGTGTTGGTCGGAACGGGACTAAGTAGTTGACTTACTCCTCCTAGGACGAGGGTTGCGCCGACGCCGCTAAGGATCGTGCCAACGCTTGCAAGGACGACGCCGCCTTGGGCTGCTGTGATACCGAAAATGCTGGTTGCCCCAAAAATACCCGCACCAGGCAGAAGGAAGGACGCCGCAATAAGACCTACGCCTAGGAGGATTCGGCCTACTGTGCTGCCCGCTCCTCCGATGACAGGAATGATGCGTAGGTGCTGATTGCCGATTGGGTGGTGCAGTTCCTCGTAGCTGAGGCTGTAGTCACCGACGTACACTTTGTACTGCTGTGTACGCATGTGGTCTTCTAGGAAGGGGAAGTTAGTGACGAGGAAGCGTACGGCTTCGGCGGCGGTAGAGATGTCTGCGTGCAGTACGCGCCTAGAGAGCTGTGAAGCTAAGTGGCCGTAGACTTGGATTGGTGTAAGCATGACTACTTCCTTTCCTACAGCCTAGGGAAGTCCGGGTGGCGTAGGCGACGCCCCGTACACTTACGCAGCCAATCTCCGTACATATCCCGACTACTAAGCCTATTGCGTAAGTGGTGCAGCACAAGATTATCGCCTACATAAACGCCTACGTGGTTTAGTCCTGGGTCAACGATGCTCATAAGTAAGGCATCGCCGGGTTCTATGGAGGTGTGTTCGGGGAGTTCGATGAAACCGGCGTCGGACCAGCTCGCGTCGAAGATCGGGGAGGCGGTGAATAGTTCGGGAGTTGTGGGACGGTCCCAGTCGCGGAGGGGGAGATTGTGCTGGGCGTACCAGTCCCGAGCCAGGGTCCAGCAGTCCGAGACACCCCAGACCCACTGGCGACCGATCAGGGGGGCCACGTAGCCGGTGGGCTGGCAGCCTCCCCAGGTGTTGGTGCGCGGGTTGAGGATGTGCCAGGGGAGGCCTGAGAGTTCGCAGGCCATGAGGTCGGGCTGGCTTGGCTCTGCTGGCGTTGAGGGGTGGCTGTGAAAGACTGCGGTGACTTCGCCTACGTCCTCGGCAGCTGCGAAGTCGAGTGGATCGAGGATGAAGTGAGTGCTGCCTACCGCAAGGTTTCGGCAGGGCCAGTAGCGCTCGCGCCCCTTGACTACGACGACAAGGCCACATGCCTCGTTGGGAACGCAGGCCGCCGCATGAGCAGCCGCATCAGTACGCCAATCACTAGACATACAACAAACTCACTACTTAGACAGTATAGCTGCCCACGCCGGGGAAACTTCCGTAGGGCAGTTCCGCACCAGCGCCGAAGTGGGCTGTGCAGTCGTCAAGGGTCTTGCTACACGTAGGCAGCGAACCCGCGTAACTGCACTCAGGCGACTTATACACCCATTGACAGATGTTCGCAATGCACTGCCGCTTAGGGGCTCGTACGCCAGCTAGGTCGAACGCTGCGGCTAGTTCAAACTCAACGATGTCGCGGCTTTCGCTGGAGCGCCTGTCGATGTAGAAGACTTCGCGGGGAAACTCAGCTGTGGGATCGGGGGTACCGTAGGGGTTTCCGGTCCAGGCAGATCCCACAGGTTGGTAGGGAGTCAGCGCAGCGGTGTTTGGGTGCAACTGGGCTCCCCATAGGTAGATGCCGGATACGCCGTTGCCTAGGTAGTTTGTTGCTGTGGTTGTGTAGGCGTTGTAAAGCCTGAAACGTACGGCGCTGTTGTTGCTGGGCACTGCGCTTAGCCAGCACCTCCACCAACCGTCATTGAGCTTATCCATACCGGCAGCCGAGTAGATCGTTGTGGTGGTTGGGGTTGTGCGCGTACCAGCCAGAAGGTCGAACGTGACGACTTCGTTGGCGGCAATTAGTCCGCCTACGGTGATCTGTAGGTATCTGTTGGGGCTAGCGCCTTGCTTGGCATGGATACTGATTGTGTTTGATGCGCCCGCAGTGGGTGTGCCCGCGCCGATTGAGTGAGCGCCAGTGCTTGTGTCTTCTACAAGGAGATCGGCGGACAGTGTGCCGTCAGGGGCATAGGTGGCGTCGGCGGTAGAACCTGAGCCGAAAGCGTAAGTGCCGATTCGTGACCACGTACCAGCGTTGAGTTGCTCAGTGTTTAGGAAGTCGTTGTATCTAGGGGGAAAGTTGGCGGCGTCGATATAGCGGGCTAGGGTGCGTATGCGTGTGACTTTTGCGCCTTCTAAGCCGGAGGGCAGGCTAAGTAGGATGGCGGTGATAGTGCCGAAAAGGTTGCTGCAGCGCAGTTTGGGGCGAGGGAGTTGGCCTGTGCCGGAGTAGCTGAAGCCTTCTGCCTCTATGGGGTAGCGGGTGTACTCGTTACCGTTCCAGACAAGGGTGTTGGCGGCGTTTAGGCCAGCTCCGGCGTGGAAGCGGTAGGTGGCATCAACTCCGTGCTGGAGGGCGTTTAGCTCCAGTTCGTAGAGTTCGATGATTGCGCTGGGGCTGACTGCTTGTAGGTCGGAGACGGGGACGGTCATGGCTCAAATACGCGCTCAAAAGTAGCTTGGATGTTGTTGTTATTATAGCTTTCGTAGGTTATCGTCCACTTAGAGCATGTGTACTTCTCGGTCGAGAGGGCTATGGGGTTGGCCCACACGAACGAGCTTACACCTCTAGCGCCCCTTAGGAATGTGCGAATGGCGTCCCGCTCAGCGTTTGTACGGTTATTTAGGGCTACTCGCCATTCTTCTTTTTGGCTGCTAAGTCCTGATACTAAGCGTTGCGTGTAGCTTTCGCCGAGGGGTAGTGTGCGTGCTGTTGACTCGTACGACTTGGATGCTGCGAAGTCAACTGCCCACGTAAAGGCAGTGGTGGGTGCTGCTGGCGTAGCTAGATTGCTTAGCCCTGGAACGTATTGCAGATCGAACGTTGTTTCGATGGTCGAGAGGGCGCAGGAGTCCAGTGCCATATCCCACTTAGGGCATACGAATTGCGCGGTTTCGCCGAATGGGGTTGTCCACGTAAAGGGTGCGGTGCCTCCCAGTCCGCTGAGGAAGGCGTAAATCTGGTCGCGGATGGGGGTGGTGCGTGCGGGGAAGCGGACGGCCCAAGAGTCGCGGAACGGATTGATGCCGAAGGTGAGGCGCTGCTGGTACGTGCCAAGGGCGACGACGGAGGCGCGAGGGGAGGAGCTTTCGCTGGCTCCGAAGGCGGGGGTATGGAGGAATGTCGGCATACGTCAGCTTAGGAGGCCACCTGGACGTTTTTGATTGACAATTTCGCTACGGACAGCGGCGGCAATGACGCGACCCAGTTGCTCGCTTTGACCCGCGCCACCTTGGGTGCTGGTCGTGCCATCGCTGGAGACGTTGACGGTGATGTTGGTGGTGCCGCCTCCGGCGACGCCAAGTTTGCCGTCCGCGCCACGGCGAAGGGGCATGATGGCCTCGGGGCCGGCTTCGCCCATCAGGCCCGCACCAGGCACGCCACCGTTGGCGTAGGCGAACATCGTGGGGCGACGTACCACCCCGCCCATGGCGAAGGGCTGGATGTCGTTCGTTGCGAAGATGCCGCCTTTGGCCATAAGGGATGGAGCGCCGGCCGTGAACATTTCGGGGTAGGACGCACCGGCTAAGCCGCCGAAAAGCGGGATTCCGCTAAGCGGGGAGGGGGCGTAGCCTGTGCTGCCACCCAGAATTGGGGCCAAGATCGTTCTTAGGATTGTCTGTTGGACAATCATTCGCACTGTGTCCTTAATGATGCTGTTAGCGAACTCGCGGAAGTTGAACGTTCCGGTTGTGGTAAGAGAGACGATTGCATCCTCCAGGCCCTTGACTCCGGTGTTGGCCAGCTGCGATAGGGCATCCTTCATAGTGCCCAGCGATTCGACGTACTGGCCTACGCCGGTTGTGAGGCCCTCGCCGATGCGTGTTGAGGTGCCATCCTGCATACCACCAAAGGCGTAGTCGGTGATGAGCATTGAATTAGAGGTGCGCAGCTGGTTGGCGTAATTAGTTTGTGCTTCTGTGAGTGCAGCCGATAAACCAGTGAGTAAGTCTATTTGGGGCTGCAGGATGGATTCCTTTAACTTACTTTCTTCTGCAACCGTACGCAAGTTTTTCAGCTCGTCGGTAATGAGCTTGATGCCTGAGGCTGTATCCCTAGCGACTTTCGATTCTTTAAGCCGTGCGTCAATAAACAGTTCTGGTGTATCTTCGCGCTGCAGTCGCAGTCTTTCGAGTTCGGCTTCCGTTTGATCGCGTAGCGCATCTGTTTCTTCGCGTAGGGATTGAGTAAGTCTGAGGGTGGTTGTACGAAGTACCGATGCACGTTTTTCTGGACCCTGCTTATAGATTTCTTCATACGCTTTTTTGAGCTTAGCCGCGTCCTCCTGGGCGCGGTTAACGTCACCGAGATCGCCTACGTTTCGGCGCTGCTGGGAGGCCACGGCGGACGCACCAGGCGGACGCAAGGCTGCTGCAGCGTCGGCGCCAGGTTGGAATGTTCCATGAATTATTCTGTAAACTTTTCCATCTGGAGTCATAAAGGCAGCAGAGTCTCCCCAACCTCCGGGTGAGTTCCCTACCCACTTAGCTCCGCCTTGCAGACTCAAAGCTGCACGCCCAGAGAAGGCGTAATCCCATGCAGTGTGCGTGCGGGCTCCTCCATCGCGCATTGCGCCGTAGCTACCCCTAGGATCGGTGAGGCCGCTAGAGAGCGGACGTCCATTTACTGACACGTAGGGGTCTAGGGCGCCACGGGCAAAATAGCTGTTATCGGTGCGTTTAATGTCGTAGTGTGGCCCGTACTGATTACTGCCTCTTGGCCCTATGCCGCCCTGTATGTAGACGCCCTGCGCCGTTGCTATTGAGGGCAATGCGGTAGGTGCTGCTGCCGATGTGGGAGCCATGGCCGACGCGCTGGCACGCTGCTTAGCCCAGCCGACCTCGCTGGCTGCGCGGACGGAAGCTGCGCGAGCTTCGATTTCGGCGTCCCTGATGGCGAACAGTTCTTGGTAGGCGCCTTGAATGACGCTGGCCACCGACTTAGCGGCGCCGGTCTGCGATTCAACCCATTCGGAAGTAAGCCGCAACCTTAGGTCGCGTTCGTACTCGTAGGCTTTTCGGATGTTGCCTAATTGGGTGTCGAACTTAAATTTGTCAAGACGGATCTGCTCGTCAACTGTGGCTTCGTAGAGGCGCTGGGAATCGGCTGCGTTGGCGGCAGCGGCGGTGGCTGCCCGCTTAGCGGCGGCGTCGGCCTTGGCTGCTGCCCGCTTAGCGGCGGCATCTTCGGCGGCCGGGCCAGCGATGGGAGCGGTCGGTGTGCCGCCGAACGCACCAGGCGTCTTGAAGGCGCTGTCAAAGGCTTTGTTGACATAATCAACGGCATCGCCTACGGCCTTGCCAATCTGATCTCGGAAGACGATGGCGGCGGCACCCGCCACGCCTAGGCCGATCAGGCCGGCGCGACCCTTGGCAGTGCTGAGGATGCCCTGGATTGCTAGGGCAGCTGCTCTGGCCTTTTCGACCGTAAGTAGGGCTTTGGTTATTTGAAGAATCTGCTTGAGGGCAGAGATAGTTGCCGTAGCTCCCTGCAGGGCGAATACGGTGGCAAAGGACGCGCCAAGCGGAATAAGGACGCCGGCAAGACCAGTCAGCGCGATCTTGAGGCTGGCAGTGCCGCCGATGAGGGCTTTGACGGCATTGAAGGCAGACCCGATGGCCTTTTGCCATGCGGTTGTTCCCTCAAACATGCGAGTAAGCGCTTGAACAGCCGATGTACCTAGTTCTAAGAATATGGTGTTTATTGGGAGCAGGCTTTGGCCTGCAGCCAGCTGCATGTCTTTTACAGCAAGAGCAAAGCGGGCAGAAGCCTTACCAGAAGACTTACCAATCTCTGCAGCAGTAGCATCATACCTAGTGCTAAGCAGCTTAGCGAAGTTTACAAAGTCGCCTAGGTTGACTTTGCCTTGCTCCAGCAGTTTGTCGAGCTGTGTAGTGGATACGCCTAAGGATTGTGCGAACAGGGAGAACGCGCCAGGCAGACGCTCGCCGATCTGGCCGCGAAGTTCCTCGGCGCTTACCTTGCCTTTGCCGAATACCTGCGATGCGGCAAGCATTGCAGCATTAAGGGATTCGGCGTTGCCGCCTGTTGCCAGTACGGCCGAGCTGAGGCCCTTGAATACGGTTTGTGTGTCGGAGGTGGTTCTTCCGGCACCGCGCACAGAGGCTTGCAGGCGTGTGTAATTTTGTGTGGTGGAGCCTAGGTCGGTGAGGTAAGTTTTAGATGCTTTGTTGATGAACTCTACGGAGCTAGCGTAGTCTTTTTGGTCGGTGCTGGCTCCCTTTAGGGCTACGCGGAGGCTTTGGATCTGTGCGGCGTACTCGGCGGCGTCCTGGCCTGCCTGCCGAATCATGCCGACTTGGGCGCCGATGGCTGCACCAGCGAAGGCACCGCCTACGCCGGCCGCACCGCCACGCAGAAGCGTTGCGGCGGTTCCGCCAGCAACACCGCCGATAAAGCCCTCAGGGCCGCCGAAGATGCCGCCCGAGATTGCCGCACCAGCCATCTGGGTCAGCTGCATACCCGTAGGTCTGCGGGCGCGACGGCGCGATGAGGCTTCAAGGCGCCTATCGAAGTCGGCCAACTCTTGATCAAATGCCTTTTTGCGTAAGGCTCCTTCCATGTCGAGCCCTTCTAGGAGCTTCTCGGCATGGAGTTGGTTGACTTTTGCTTGGAGATTTACACGTTCAAGACCAGCCCGCTGCTCAATCTCAAGCATTTGCTTGTACGCCTGTTCCATGGAGGCCATGGCCTGCCTACCCGCTGCGGGAAATGGCGCAGGGCCGATAGGTTGAGCGTACTGTGCTTCATTTACACGGATGCGGTTGGCGCTGTAGGAGCCTCGGGCGATCATGGCCCCTGTCTCTGGATCTCTGTACCCACCTACGCCTGGAGCGGTAGGCCCTTGTGTTGAGTAATACTCCTGAACCTTGGATACTTTTGCTTGGCGGCGGTTTGCTGCGACTTGTGCGTTGTCGAGACGCTTCATCGCCTCGGCTGTACCCATTACGTCGGAGCGAAGTTGGCGCTGGACCTCTGCCATGCGCACAGCAGTCGCAACATAGGCAGCGCTATTGCGGTCGGTATTGAGGAGCTGCTGACTTAGTTCGCTTAGCTCTTGATTTAGTCCAGCGGTTGTGTTTGGTAGGGGAAGGTTTGCAGCGCGGCCCTCAACAAAGCCCGCGTACTGCGGACTTGCATACATTTCCGCGGCAGCGCGTACGTTTTGCCTACCTACTATCCGTTCACGAACTGTACTTACTAAGCTGAGTCGCTGCTGGGCTGCTAGGTACTCGTCTGAGGCGATGCGCAGTGTGCGCATACCTCGTGTTAGTCGCTGTATTTGTGTATCAATTTTATCCAGGGAAGCCCCTGGCATCTGTGTAAGCGTGCTGGCGAACGCAGCTGCTTCACTTCTAAAACGCCCAAGATTTTCGCGGGCCGTCTCGATGTCGCCGCTTAGCTGTAAAAACGCGGAGGAGCCTGGGCGTGTCTGGGCACGCAGGCGTTCCAGGGCGGCTACTTGTTGTGTGAGGCTTGCGGCGTTCTGCGTACCAGCGGCTGTACTTCTTAATAGGGCTTCGCGTTGCTTTTCTATGGCATCAGAAGATCCGCGCAATACTGTGGAGTATGCGTTTATGTCGGCGGTAAGCTGTGTGTACGCGTCTCCGCAGAACTGGGCTTGGGATCTAAGCCCTTGGAACGCGCTAATTAGGCCCTTTGTTACGCTTTCTGTATTGCCTGACTCCTTAGCAAAGTCAATCAGGCGATTGCGAACACTGCTTATGTCCGAATCTGTTAGTGATGTGACTTTGCCTAAGTCGCGGAAAGACGACTTAAGTTTATCAATACCATCAAAGCCGCTAAGTTTTAGACGTACGAAAATATCATTTACCTGCGGAGCAGCCACTTAGTCTTCCTCCGACTTAGCGAAGACGCTGAGGGCGGCTGTCTCCATGATCTGCAGCCCCTCCAGCATCGAACGGCGGTCCTCTACGCAGTATAGGTCGAAAAGGCCACCAGCATGAAGTAGTACGTCATAGCGCAGGCCGACGTAGCCCGCCATGGATACGGTCCACTGCGTCTGCATACGCAGAAACATCATCACCGTATCCCAGTTTTCGTCCCAGACAACAAAGTTGTCCGCATCGGGATCGGGTGGCGTTTCCGGCTTAGGCAGGACGATGCCGAAGGCCCGCGCATCGTCCTGTGTCTGATCCTCTACTCGCTTACTGCCGCCTGCCCAGTAGATGGCGGCCTCTCTCAGTTTCCCGCTCGGGCTCCATCAAAGGTGGAGGAATAGGCACTGATCACGGCTCGCATCCAGTAGCCGTCGTCGCATTGGGCCTTGAGGTTTTCCTTGGTGAAGGGGACGGGTTTGCCGTCTTCGTCGTTGATGTCGGACCAGCCGAGCAGCAGCTTCTCGATCAGCGCGGCATCGCCCTTGTCGGCCAGGCCCGAAAACTCGGCACGGCCCATCCGCTTGAACGTAGCGGTGAAGGTCGATTCCTCAAAGTCGCCTCCGTCAACAGGATCTTTGACGATTACGGGCC